TTGAAATCGAATCTGAAGTGTTTTATATTTGGGCTGCAGATGTACCTACAAAAACTTTAACCGTAGAGCGTGGGTTCAATGGAACTACTGCAGCTGCACATACTGCTGGCGCATTGGTTACTGTTAATCCTAGATTCCCTAGAGCACAAGTTCTTGAAGCCATCAACGATGAAGTCTTAGATCTATCGTCACCAGTCAATGGATTGTTCCAAGTCAAAGCAGTAAATTTTACATACAACGGTACAGACAGAATGATTAACCTAACATCCGCTACCGATGTTATTGACATTTTAAATGTATCGGTTCGGTATCTAACCGATGATTATCCAGTTGCTCGCAAAGTAAAACTTGTTCGCGACCTGCCAACAGATGACTTTGCTTCTGGTTTTGCTTTGAAGTTTGATCAAGCAGTATACCCAGGCAGACTTCGCATTATTTATAAAGCACCTTACAGCTCGGTTACCACCGAGGCAACTAATCTCAATACAGATTGCGGCATACAAGAATCGATAGAAGATATCGTTGTCGTGGGCACACAACTTAGGTTGATGGCACCACGGGAAATTAAACGCAACTTTGTTGAATCACAAGGTGATACTCGTAGAGCAGAAGAAGTTGCATCAGGCGCAATTACCAACTCCGCAACAGCACTAAGACAATTACGGAGAGACAGAATCATTGCGGAGGCTGCTCGCTTAATGCGGTCGTATCCGACATTCTTGACAAGGGAATGATCGGTGACATTAGTACTGCGGTATACGGATGCTTACTATCCAGCCGTTCCTTACTTTGCGGGAAAGGAAAGTAGTTCTTTGGTTCCAGATATTTTTCCTGTTGCTATCGATTCAAGACCGTTCCTTGTAGATTCCAAATCAAATCTCTTTTCACGTGGGTTTGAACCTAGGGTTCGAGATTCGGTTGACCAATCAACGACACCTGGCGAAGCAGCAATTAACCCACAGGGTTTGTGGCGTCGCGGTGAATCATCATGGCATCTTGGTGCTGGGCAGAAGTATGCCGATACAGCAGAAGCACAAGACTATAGGTTTTACACAAGTCAAGGAATTGATCCATGGACCAAAGGTCAGATTTCATTGTTGAAGACTGTGGCTTTGTCAAAGTCAGCTACTGGCACCAACTTAAAAATTGCTACAACTGACACAGAAGTTTATTTCTTGGATGGTACAAGTCTTTACTATTCAACGAATCCGTATGCATCAAGTCCAACATGGACAGCTGTAACTGGGCTACCTACTGGCACACCACGTGACATGGTTAGCGATGGATCATCTATTTATTTAACCTATCCAGGCACAACTAATTCGTATGGATTATGGAAAGTACCTTCAAGTCACACACCAGTCAACGTTGCTTATGGTCAAGAGTTTGGCTACGTGGATTTGTCAAAAGGATTTTTTATTGTTACTGGCGGTGATAGTGCAAACCATCACAAGCTTTACTACAATCCTAAAGGCAACGTAGGAGCTGCGGACTACACACATCCACTAACTGACTGGGGTTGGTTAGGTTCATCATCTGGCCCTAACGCTATTTACGCAGCTGGATCTACAGGCAATCGTGGGGCAATTTACAAGATTACAATTTCTAGTGCTGCAGTACTGGACACACCTGTGGTCGCACTTGATTTACCGATTGGAGAAATCCCAACACATCTCGGTTCATATCTTAACGGCGTATTGATTGGTACAAACAAAGGTGTGCGGTTTGCAACAGCAGATAACAATGGGGATTTAACTACTGGTGCTCTTATTTCGACTAGTGGGAACATAAATCAATTTACTGCTGAAGGTAATTTTGTTTGGTTTACTTGGTCAGACTTTGCTGCTTCAGCATCAGGACTTGGACGGTTAGATCTTTCAACTTTTACTGCGGTTAACGTCCCAGCTTACGCTTCCGACTTAATGGCTAGCGTTGGGGGTACAGTTCAGGCTGCGGGAACATTTAACTCAAAACGATTGTTTGCCATTTCTGGTGTAGGGCTTTACGCTGAATCAACAGACCTTGTTGCATCTGGTTCAATCACTAGCGGTATTTACAGGTGGGGTATTCCAGATAGAAAGTTTGTAGCTAAGTTTGATATCCGCAGCACCCCGTTAGCTGGTACTGTAACTCCGTATATCTCTAGTGATACTGGAACGTATACAGCAATGACAGCACACAATGTTGCGTCAGCTACTGAGTCTGTTGCTACTGGTCCACAAGCCAAATTCATTGAGGCTTCTTTTAGGCTGGACTTTACTAGGGGTACTACCACTACTGGACCAACCGTGACACGTTGGATGGCTCGAGCCTACGCATCTCCAGCCCGAAGCCAGGTATTTAAGGTACCTCTACTTATGCATCACCAGCAGGTAATCAACGGCATCGAATATTACCTAGATGTAGAAAGCGAACTAACCCTGTTAAGAAACCTAGTTACAAATCCACGTGTGGTAAACTATCAAGAAAATACGGAGACCTTTTCGGTAGTCGTAGAGGACTTGGAATTCCAAGTTCTTGACGGCGTCCAAGGAAAGTGGAACCTTGAAGGTGTCTGTGTTGTTACAATGAGATCTGTGCAGGATTAGGAGAATAAATGTCAGCAGTAACTAGGAGATCGTATGCAGGTGCAGCTCCTGCTTGCACACTTACTAGTGGTATTACTTCTGGTGACACAACTGCTTCGCTTACTGGAACAGTAACCAACTGGCCTACAACTGCAGGTGGACCTTTCCACATGGTTATCGATCCAGGTCTGTCAACAGAAGAAAAAGTTCTTGTTGGTTCTCGATCAACTGGATCACTTTCATCTATTACTCGTGGTGTAGACGGCACTTCAGCTAGTTCACATTCTGCTGGTGCTACTTGCTATCCAGTTTTCACAGCGACCGACGCTGACGAAGCAAATCAATTTCATGCTGCCTTAACTACTCGTGGCGATTTACTAACTCTTAATTCATCTGGCGATCCCACCCGTATTGCTATCGGCGCTAACGGTTATTTGCTAACCTCAAACGGTACTGATGCAACTTGGGCTGTTGCGCCGACTTCAGGTATCAGCTCGGGCGATGATTCGGCTATTGTTTTGGGTTCACAGATTTTCGGATAATATAGGAGACAACACATGGCAACATTTAGTAAAATTCCACTTAGTGGCTCAACCGATGGTCGCGGCATTCACATTGATGATTCCGCAACCCCAGGTAAAACTGTTCATACTGGTTCATCTACGGCAACAACTGTTGATGAGATTTGGTTGTATGCAGCAAACTATGATACAACTGATCGCAAATTGACGATTGAGTGGGGTGGTGCAACTGCTGGTGGTGACATTATGGAGTTTACCGTTCCTGCAGAATCAGGTTTGTATCTAGTGGTTCCAGGTTTGATTATTAAAGGGAACGCTACTCCGTTGGTTGTTGCTGCCTTTGCTGCAACGACTAGCGCAATCAACATTTTTGGTTATGTAAATCGAATCACGGCGTAAGGTTTAGCAATGTCTAGATTTGGCAAACGTTTTCGGGCAGGACAAGCAGTTGCGTCTTGGGGTCCTAGCCCTAATTTTGTTCCACCAATATCTATTGATTTTTTAGTAATTGCAGGTGGGGGATCGGGTGGTTATTACACACAGAGTGCTGGTTACGGAAATGGGCTTCCAGGGAGCAATAGTGTTTTTAGCACAATTACTTCTACTGGTGGTGGTTTTGGTGGTGGTGCGGGCACTCAGTATGGTGGAACTGGCGGTTCGGGCGGTGGTGCTGGTTCAACAGGAACTGGGGTAGGAAAAGGTGTGGCTACTGCTAATCAAGGCTTCGATGGCGGTAACGGAAATGGTGGTGGTGGTGGTGGTGCTGGTCAAGTGGGCTATAGCAACTATGGCGCTGGTGCTCCTGGTGGTAATGGTGGCGATGGTTTGGAAAGTTCAATAACTGGCACAGCAGTTACTCGTGCTGGTGGTGGCGGTGCTGCTCAATACGCACCTAGTGGGGGCACATCAGGTGGTGCAGGCGGTGGTGGCGCTGGAAACAATAACGCAGGAGGTGTCTCGGGTACAGTAAATACAGGCAGCGGTGGCGGTGCTAGAGACGTAAACTTTGGCAACTTTCATGGTGGCGGTGGCGCTGGTGGTTATAGAACAAGTTACGGAACTTCGGGTGGTAATTCAGCAGCGGAAAGTAAAGTATCTGTAGTTAGAGGAACCAACTATACTGTGACCGTAGGTGCTGGCGGTGCTAGTCTTGAAGGGGCGGGTGCAGGCGGTAGCGGTTTAGTAGTTTTGCGTTGGCCTAAAACTGCGGGAGTGATTACCATTGGTGCGGGATTAACTGGCACGAGTTCAGTTGTTGGGAATAGCGCAATTGTAACAATCACCGCTGGTACAGGAAATGTGAGTTGGTCATAATGGCATATTACGCATTTCTTGATTCCAATAATGTTGTAACTGAAGTTATTTCGGGTATTGATGAAACAGAACTCATTGAAGGTCTTACACCTGAAGAGTGGTATGGTAATTTTCGTGGTCAAAAATGTGTGAGGACTTCATTTAACAACAACATACGCAAACAACACGCAGGCATTGGCTATACTTACGATGCTGATGCTGATGTGTTTGTGCGACCACAACCTTTTCCTTCGTGGACTCTAGACAGCAATCATGATTGGCAACCACCAGTACCATTGGTTGCAGTTTTTGGCAAACCACAAATTTGGTCTGAAGCAAATCAACAATGGGAATTTGTAGAGTCTTAAAGTGTGGGTCGCAATCTAACAAGGTGGCTTATACCGCTACCAGCAATCCTGTTTGCGTTAATACCACAGAACGCCAACGCTGAACCAATCCCAGGAATCGAAACCGTCTACTACACGATTGACGAAATACCGCCAACACAATCCGACACCGAATATCTAATTTGTGGAACAGAGGTTGAGAACAACATCAACCGCAACTACGACTACGAACTATACGAAGACTGCACAGGCGACCTGTTCATGGTCCACATGACAGGCTTTATCGACATACCTGAACACGACACCATAGAGTTTATGCTTGCCACAGATGATGGTGGCGAGATGGAGATTGACGGCAACACATTCGGCAACTGGAACGACCAAGGTTGCTCATGGATGATGTCAGGCGAACTGATATTAGAACCTGGAAGCAACGCCTTCAATGTGTGGATGTATGAGCATGGCGGGAACTCGTGCATCATGCTCGCATGGAACATTGATGACGAAGGCTGGATGATAGTGCCAGACGAAGTGTTCACAACTAACGAAATACCTACCACTACTACATCTAGTAGTACTACTACTACAATCGCATTAACAACTACTACATCTAGTACTACTACAGTTCAGGAGACCACCACATCATGGGAATCAAGTACAACATTCACGATCCCAACGACGACAAGTATTACTACTGTTGTTCAAACGACTGTCCCTGTAATGACGACCACGACATCTTTACCAGTACCAACGGGAACGACGACAACGACAGAAGTAATAGTTTCCACGACCACGACCCAGCCTGAAGTAATAGAAGTGGAGTTAGGAGGACCTCAAGAAACAATTAGTCCCACCATCGAGACTCTGCCCGTAACCAACATAACCGTAGACGAAACCATAGTTGTCGTAACTGAGACAACCGAGCCCGAAACATTTATAACCGAACCAGATGAAGTAGTTGTGTCTGACACCACAGAACCTGAAACATTTATAACCGATCCTGACGGTCTTCCTGGAGATATTGCTGAACCTGATGTAACTTTTCCTGAAGTAACTTTTCCTGAAGTAACTCTTCCTGATGATACCGTTCCTGAAGAGATTGTTCTTGACGAAACAGATGCCTCAACAACAACAGAACCGCTAGGGGTATATACACAAGATACAGAAGAAGAATCGCCACAGTTGTCATCATCTACTACCTTACCTGATATCCCAGCTAATGAGCCAGTTACTGACGAACGGATAGAGGAGATCTTAAATACTTTTGTTGAGGCTGAACCTGAGCAGATTGTTGCTGCTATTACCCAGGTGTTGGCTGCAGAGATTACCTCAGATCAAGCTACTGAGATTGCCTCAAGCCCTGAGGTGTTAGCTGCCATTACGGAGGATCAAGCAGAGGAATTGTTTGAGCAGATTGACGTAAAGGAACTAACTGAGGAACAGTTAGAAGAGTTTACGGCAGCTATTGAAGAGGCCCCTACCAAGGTAAAGAAAGCGTTTGAGAAAACCATTGACATCTTTGGCTCTGAGTTTGAGGACTACGTACCTACGGGCTCGAGCATCCCAGTCAAGACACGCAGAACCCTTGTAGCTGCTGGGGCGCTTATTGCAGCAATGCCATCTACTAGAATTAGACGTTAATGAAACGAGTTATCACGTATGTAATGGAAAATACTTGGACATGGGTGGGTACTGGCATGGTTTTAATTACCTTATCGGGCCCTACTTTGCGACAAGCTATGCTTCTTACGGGCGTAGGTATCTTAATACACTCAGTTATATCCCTCACACAAAAGGACACAGAATGAACTCAGCAATTGCAAAAGCTTTAGACCTTGGACAACGACTCGTATCGTTATTCATTGCATCAGCCTTACCAATCATTACAGGTGGAGCAATCCTCGGTGTTGATGTGGTCAAGTCGGCAGGTGTTGCAGGTCTTACAGCCTTGTTTGGTGTGGTACAGAAACTTGCTGCTGCATCAGTAGATGGTGAACTTACAGCTGATGAAATTTCTGCAGCGTTTGGTACAGCAAAGAAAAAGAAGTAATGTCTAAGTGGCCTATCGTTAAGGTTGTATTGCCTGCGGATCTTAAAGGTGTAAAGCCTGGAGCCCTTCCAGCTTCCCTACTTCGAGACGTACAACCTTACGGTAAGCTACATTGGCGCGCAGCTGACGCATACCATGCGATGCGTGCAAAGGCGTTGGCTGACGGCATCAAACCGTTTAAGCCCACATCTGCTGGGGATACATACCGATCGTTAGAGATGCAAACTACGGCGTTCTTGCAACGCTATCAAAAGGAACCTATTGCTGGTGCATCAACCCGTACTTGGGATGGTGTTAAGTGGTACAAGAAATCTGAGAAGCTTGCTAGTTTGGCTGCTCCTGGCACGTCGCAGCACAACGTTGGTATTGCTGTGGATATTAGTGAGGCATCTGGTAAACGCTTTGAGTGGATGCTCAAGAACGCACTTGACTTTGGGTTTTCATGGGAGGTAGTGCCAGAAGAACCTTGGCACCTGCGATATACACAGGGAGATAAAGTGCCAGCAGCGGTGCAAGCGTGGCTGGATAGCCAGAAAGCCGTATGACATGGACGGTGGTTGGGCGTTAATACTCTCTGCTGTTGTAACAGCGGTAGGTGGGGTACTCGTCACCCTTATTGCGCAGTTTCGTAAAGAGAACAAAAGTGATCACGCTGTAGTTGCAGGAATGTTGCAACATATATACAGAAGTGTAGGAAGAGTTGAAACGAAGGTGGACAAAGTTGAGAACAAACTCAACGACCACATCAAGGAACATACCCGCAGTTAGTTAGACCTGTCTGTGCCCCCCGTCGGGTTGCCACAGTCCGACTCCCTATTTCAATCACAGCGCCTTGCCACATGACGTGGCAATCGACCCAGGTTCCCCTGTTTACGTCCCACCCCTTGCGACAAGGGCACAACCATGCGCCTAATAAATTGTGTTCACACAGTAGCGTAATGCTTGCAACTTTGCAACATGTGTACTATAGTTTCATCGTAGCCCAGAGGGGTTTTGGTTCTTCCCTTCCTTTGCCCTCTGGGTTACACTTAACAAACGGGAGGAAACATGAGTAAATTCAAAGAATCGTTGAAAACAAAAATCAAAGTAAATCCACGGGAAGCAATCAAACAATTACTTGACAAAGAATCTTACGCAGATTTTGAAGCAGCTTTGAAAGATCAATCTGTTTCATCAGCAGCCATTGGATCCACACTCCGAGAGTTTGGAGTACAGGTATCCAACATGACTATCCAACGCTGGAGATAACGTGAGCAAATTCAATGAGGTTATCCAACTCGAAAGTAATCTAATTGAATTAAAGAAAGCATTGTTGCATAGCCAAAGAGCTGAAGCAAAAGCAAAGTTCAAGACAGCCAACCTAATAGAAGCTGTGTATGAAGCAGCAGCTAACTCGCTGCTATCCACTCCACGCCCAAAGATTATTCCTCCACTCAAGGATGCAAGGAAAGGTAAACCAGAAGTAGCTCTTGTTCATCTTACCGATTGGCAAGCTGGCAAGAAAACTATTTCATACGACATCCCTGCGTTGTCGTCCCGCATGGAGGCGATGATCAAAAAGGTGTTGTCTCTTACCGAGATCCAACGAGCACATCATCCAGTTAGGGAATGCGTAGTGATGCTGGGTGGCGATATGGTGGAGGGTGTTGGAATATTTCCAGGCCAACAATATGAGGTGAGCGCACATCTATACGAACAGTTGTTCGAGGTAGTTCGCATCATTGAGGGATGCATTCGCTCGCTTGCCCAATCGTTTGAGAAAGTCACAGTCGTGTGTGAGTTTGGCAACCATGGCAGACTAGGTAAAAAAGGTGAGATGCCAGCAGGTGACAACATTGATCGCATGGCTTACCAAATTGCTGCAAACAACTGCAAAGATATCAAGCACGTCAAGTGGCAGATGTCGGATGATTGGTATCAGATCTTCCATATCGGAAACTACAAAGTGTTATTGGTGCACGGTGACGAGATCGGTTCATTCGGAAACATCTTGCGCAAAGTATCAGCTTGGTCCACGGGTGTAGTAGAACCATTTGATGATTGCTACATGGGGCACTTCCACACCCCAACCGCATTGACTATGGCTAATGGTGGGCGTATCTTTGTTACGGGTTCACCAGAATCACACAACGAATACGCACGCACATTCATTGCTGCCGTGGGCAAACCATCGCAACGTATCCACTTCATTGACCCAGACAAAGGGCGCGTGACCGCAGAGTACGTGTGCTGGCTATGAAACTTGTGTGCCAGAAGTGCAAGGCAATCCTTGAGTATGACGACACAAAGATGGTCTCATGTCTCTGCGACCCAGATGCCCCAACATGGATAGCAATAACCCGCGAGGGTCGAATCATGTCCATGTCTCACGCTAGCTACGAATACCTACCAAGGGCGCAGTCATGACACATACACGCGCGCGCCTGTGCGCGTGCATAAATAAAGGTGTGCCCCCGCGCGACCCGATCTGCGGGGAGAAACCAGACGATGACGAAGAATGAGCTCACCTATATATATGTGACGTGGATCGACGCGCACTCGGGTAGCGAAACGTGGACCAACATACGCGACCTTGACCAAGAACCCGTGCTCGTGCGCACAGCAGGATTCCTACTACCGCAATCAGATGGCGGCAAGGAAGGGCACATCACCATATATCAGAGCATCACCCCGAACGATGACGTAGATCATGTCCTACATATACCGACGGCGATGGTCAAAGAATTCAAGTGCATCCAAATAAATCTGGAATCAAAGGTTGTGTCCATCCCCCTGACGTGATACATTTGTATTACACGAAAGGAAGAACATGAGATACACAATCAGCAAGCCACAACACGGCAGCAAAGAATGGTTGGAGGTACGGTGGCGTGACCACAACGGACTCTCCCGTATTGCAGCGTCAAGCGCAGCAGCCGTGCACGGCGAGCACGAGTACATGACACCAGGAGATCTCGCAGTTGAGTTGCTGGCTGAAGAAGCACCACAACCAAAGCAAGCCAATGCTGCAATGGAGCGGGGCAACAGACTTGAGCCAGTCCTAATTCAATGGACATCAGATCTAGAAGAAATAGTTTTGAATACTCCTGACATTCTGTATTGCTTTGAAAATGGTGACGCTCGCATGATCGCAACACTTGATGCAATCAGCGCAGATGGTGTGCCATTTGAAATCAAGACAACCAAGAAGCGATGGGATGGTGTGCTGCCACGCCAATGGTATTGGCAGGGAGTGCAGCAATCTATCTGTGTAGGTACGAATCAGATTGAGTGGCGCATCTTTGACAGCGACCTTGAGTTGCACCAGTACACGCAGATCATTACATCAGATGAGCAGCAGATACATATCAGCGCAGTAGATGAGTTCCTGAACTTGATTGAGCAAGGACTTGTGCCTGACGTAGCCAAGCTTTCTTACGATAACGTGTCCGATCTATACAACCAATCATCAAGCGTGCAAACCATACTGCCTCCGATTGCAATGGAAGTAATCAACAAGCTGGAACAAATCAAGGAAGCAAAGAAACAAGTTGAGCAGGTAGAGAGTGACTTGAAAGCAGAGCTTGGTTTGATGATGAAAAATTCTGAGGAAGGAATACTCAACGGCGATATCGTGGTGACATGGAAAACTCAGACACGCAATGTGTTTGACTCAGCAAGGTTTGACAAAGAGCATCCAGCTCTGTCAAAAAAATACAGGAAGGACACGAGCTTTCGTGTTCTTAAAACAAAGGTAAGGAGATAACAATGCCAGGGTTCAACTTAGATAACTACGAAACAGTAGAGGACAGACTTGTAAAGTTTTGGGCTGACCATGCAAATGGTCGGATCAATACATCTATCCACTACTACGATGACACACGGATTCTTGTGCGGGCAGAGGTTTACTTTGACCGTGAGGATGCTACCCCAGTAGCAACGGGGTATGCAGAGGAAGTACGTGGTGCAAGCCCAGTAAACCGCACCTCACACGCAGAGAACGCAGAGACCAGCGCCATCGGTAGGGCTCTCGCCAACTGTGGATACGCAGCCAAGGGTGTACGCCCTAGCCGTGAAGAGATGCAGAAGGTAGAACGTGGGGATGTGTGGGTTTCGCGACCCACGCAATCAGCTGCAAAGCCAGTCGTGAATGACAAGCAAGCCATAGATGAAATGATGGACTCACTTGTAGCTAATGGAGCTGTGTACGTAGACAACGAAGAGCAAGAACGACCACGTAATATCTCGATCAAGAATCCAAACGAGCCAGCATCACCAAAACAATTAGGTATGTTGCGTGCAGTACTACGCAGCCAAGGTATCTCCGACAACAAAGAGGTACTTGATCTGTGCAGCGCAGCAATCAACCGCAATATCTCCAAGCTTGACGAACTTGAAAAGGGTGAGGCATCATCGCTCATCACCCAGTACAAGTGAGCAAGAAAGCCAAGACTTTGATTACCATCCGTTTGGATACCGAGTTGATTAAGCAGGTCAATCAGGTATCCAAACGGATACATTCCACAAGATCAGAAACAATCAGAGTCTTACTTAAAGAAGCACTCGGACAATACAATGGATGAAAGGAAGGGTTACTGTGAAGGCAACCAAGATAAGTGCAACGCCAAGGGATGTCCCTTATTCGGAACACTCGGGCGCCCCAGTCGTGACGGTGCGCGTAGGATTCGCAACTGTGGCGACCCTGCAGCTAGGGGTAAACGTAACAGATCTAAAGGGGATTCAAAAGCACGTCGTGCCCGTAAGAAACTTGGGTTGGGTGGTCATCTTACCCGTCACGAGGAAAACTGGGGTGGTGCTTTTCGTACCGAGGTCAAAGCGGGCGCGCAAGTTGGTCCGATTTATACACGATTCAGAGACGCGAAAGCACAGAGTGATCAAGCAAAGGCGTTGGGTGACAATCGCCCATTTGTGATGGTCGCAATGCCAGACGGAACATCAGAAGGTATCGTGTTAATTACTCTTACCGAGTTCACAGAAATCATAAGCCTTATTCCATAAGGACTTCAGGAGTTTTACTATAATGGGAGGGAACAATGAACATACTTATACGGTGCATAGCCGTACCTTTAGCAGGGTTGATTACTCTGAGTTCGCAGGCTCAAGCAGCAATCGCACCTTCACCAGATTCAATCTCGATACAAGTATCGGGATCATTGCCAACGACGCTCGTGAAGCACGAGAGGCTGGACTTGCCAAGACCCGTGACCTTCAAGCACGGAGATATCTCTTGGCTACCGAGCTTGGCAGCTCAGGCTGGGTGGCCTCGCTCGACATGGAAGAAGCTTGGTCAGATAATCCTGAGGGAATCAGGTGGCTGCCCTAACCGTGCTGGCGGGGATATGGTTGATGGGAACTGCAATATAACTGGGGTTTCCGAGTGGAACCATAGGTCAGACACAGGGTTGCTGCAGATCAACGGGGTACATTGGAAGCAGGATCATGCCCAATACCACGGACTTATCTGCAAGAGACTTGGGGTGTGCGAGCAGTCTATACTGTTAGACCCGCTCACTAACCTCATAGCAGGCAAACTCCTTTACGATGTCGCGGGGTGGAGTCCCTGGGATATCGGATAGAAACCAATGAAAGATAGAAAGGAATGGGATATGGAATTAATGAATGAGTTCTCCTTGTTTAACAAGGACTTTAGCTGGGGTGACGAGGCAGCCTGCAAAGGTATGCCGACCGACATGTTCTTTCCAGAGCGTGGCAACAGCAGCTCAGAAAGAAAAGCAATCAAAGAGTTATGTGGAGGTTGCAAAGTCCAGCAGCAATGCCTAGATTTTGCGGTTGACAACTTCATTACCTATGGTATTTGGGGTGGCATGACATTGAATGAACGGCGTAGATATAAAGCGAGGGTTGAGTGGGCGAAGAAATCATCATGACAGACGAGATGTTAGTTAGTGTGTCAAAGTTTCTGCGTCGCGCATTCGTTGGCAGAATGGAAGAAGAAGAACTTGTCAATTGTGTATCAGTAATAGAACACGAACTAATGAGAAGGAGGATTGATGCTGCCAGAAAACATAGATCGATTCGTTGATAGGTTGTGTGCTCTGTACCCCAACAGGCAGGTAGCACGCAACACAATCAAGTCTGGCTGGAGAGTGGACAAAGAACTCTTGGCTGCATCGGTACACATGTGTCGCAGGGTTATTGATATTGTGGAAAGAGACGGAGAGTTTCCATCACTACATAGAATCAAAACCTTACTGAAAGACATGAGACCCAATGATCAGATCACCACATGCACGGTTTGTGATGGGTCGGGTTGGGGTGAAAGATACACAGCACTATCGGAGACTGGAAAAGAATACACATACGTCAGGCCATGCATATGCAGGGAAGGGATAACACATGAAACGTCATTGGAATTGCAGCACTTGTAACAATCAGATAGTTACCTATGTAGAGTTATCTGAACCACCAACGTGCTCGAACCGTCATTCAATTAAACAAATGGAAGAGAAGGGAAAACGAAATGAACATTCCGAAGTTTCAAACTGAGGACTTAGAAGTAATGGAGAACCTGTTAGTTGAGTTGTTGGTGGCTGCACTTAGGGCACCTAACCATATCCGTGGTCCGATAACCGACTTGGCTATTGGCATATCAAATCATTTACCGATAGAAGCGGTAGAACGCAGCAAAGAGTACTCTTTGTACAGAGCTAAGCAAGGAGAACAACGTGGAGTTTGAAGAGCAGGTAGATAACATTTTGCGTGAGGCGTACGAGAGCATCGTACAAGAAGGACTAGAGCAAGAGCTTGACGACTTCAAAAAGGTAGAAGATTTCTTTGCATCCAAGGGATCAATTGATGATTCATCAAGCGAGATCTGGTACATGAGTTTGAACGGCGATCCAGATATGGATATCGTCAACCCAGATGACATGCCTGATGAAGAGTCGGAAGCTTTGGCTATCAAGTACAAGGGAACCTACGGAGATCTATTCGTGGCGTTGCAGGATTCGGACATGATCCAAGAATGCAAGGCAGACAAATGCGTGGGCATCATCACCCGATCAGAAGCATGGGCATCCAAGACCGCAGTTGCCTTAAAGAAACAGGCATCAGAGTGTGATGACAAAGTAACTATGTATATCACAACTCTTACAACCCCACGTGGTGTGCATGTCATCATCCGAAACGGTGATGAAGTAAATTGCGCAACCTATCCTAAATCTAAAATCAAAACAGGAGAGAATGATTTGATCGACGCATTATTTAATGCGTGCTTTCATTGGTGACCGCTACCAATAACGCTGCTACCAGCAACGGTTGCTACCAACAACGGGCTTGACCTGCGCAAGCGCGCGCGTGCGTGCGCCTGCACGGGCGAGCGCGCGCGTTCTTCCTACTGCGAAAAATTGCCCCCGATTTGCGACGGCTTGCGGCGGTGCTAGCATTGACCCGACGCAATTTTTCTATTGCGTTTAACTTAAAAGCAAAGGGATATAACGCTATGGACATAGAGCAAGTGTTACACGCCATTACAAGAGTTCAGGCTGAGAAATTGGTTAAATCAACTAGAAGTTTTAACGATGAGTTGGTCTATAACCAAGTAGAACTGCCTTTGATTAAAGAAATTAAACGGGTTATCCGTGAAAGATTTGAGAGTAATACGCTCTCAAAGTAATAAGCAATATAAACAACAACAAAACAAAAGGGAGAATAAAATGCTAGAAGGACAGGAAGCAACACAAACTCAAGGCTTTAATAGCCCTTGGGAGAGAGCAAGTTTTGCTCTTGAGAATAACTTAGGGCGAGTATTGCTCTATGGCGCACCAGGAACAGGTAAGACATACTTCGCTATGAATTACCACACTAACCCCGATAACGCTTATCGGTTAGTTTGCACAGAGGAAATGACTGATGCAGACTTAATCGGTATGTATAAGCCGACATTGGTTAATGGCTCTAAGGAACTTATGTTCCACGAGGGCGTTGCTATTAAGGCTTGGCGAACAGGTGGTCGCTTGGTTGTTGATGAAATTAACAGAGTCAATGGCGATATTGAGAGTCGCCTTATGTCTCTTATCGACACTCACGCTAGTTCCTCTTGGCAGAACCCCGATACAGGCGAAACGATTAAGCCAGCACAAGGCTTTAGCGTTGTAGCCACTATGAACGGTGAGCCTGAGGACTTAGGGCGCGCTATCCAAGACCGTTTGGTTGTGCAGTTAGAGATAACTGAACCACACCCTGACGCTATTGCTAGTCTGCCTGAATACCTTAGAGACTTGGCGTTCTCTGTGGTATCAAGAACCACACAGTCAGACCGTTACTCGTTAAGAAACTTCGTGGAGTTTGCCCAACTCTACGCAAAGACTAACGACTTGCACAAGTCAGTTGATGTCTGCTTACCCCGTATAGCAGAGCAAATCATTGACAGCATTAGCCTTCAGAAAGTAGAGGCACAATAATGGAAGGCGACAAAATAACTTTGTGGATAGACCATCTCATAGTTATTGTTATGGTTTGCCTCTTTATCGGCTATCAAGTTGGTGCGTTTATACACACTCTTGATGAACGAGAGAGAGAACGAGAAAACCATTATTGGGCCAAGCGCAAGTCAATGCGTAATCACCCAACTTACAAAGGGAGAATACAATGACAACTAAGCACAACACCGTAGCCCCTGAAGCATTGGGGCAACGACCAGAGTTAGACCATAACCGTTACGAGTCAGGTGGCACGCCATTGGACTTTGACGGGGTGAGCGTTAGTTTCGGAACACCTAGGAAGCCTCATAGTTATCAAGCCCCTACGGGCGACGGTCTAACAAGCCGTCGCCTTAGGCGTTTTGCTTTGACGCTTAGCAGGTTTCAGTTACCTAACAGCAAGCAACTTGCAAAGCGTTGGAAAGTAAAGCCAAGCAGCGTTAAATACGCCGAGCAGATATTTGCTATCAACGCATACAAGGAAGCATTTAATGACGACCCAACTATAGACACTATGTCTACAGATGTGTTGGCAACAATGCTTAGCGAGCCAAGCCCCAATAGCGAGTTGTTTGGTAAAGCCATAAGTTACTCAAATACGAAAGCGTTTGACAACTTAGTGCTTGAGATAGGCAACGAGGAAGTTCGGGACTTGTTGGTTAATTTTAACAATCACCTGAAAAGTATCTACGGCACAGGCAGTTGGCGTTGGCGACAAGTTAAAGATATTAACTCGCCAACTGACTTTCGCCGTCGCCGTGCTAGAAGTTCTTATCGGGACTTGGCTAGAGAGATTGACAGACTCTCAATGTTGGGCGAGAAGCACATTAAAGACCAAGAGAAACAAGAGAAGCAAGCAGGTGAGTCTTACGAGTATGGCAAAGGCAAGGAATATACAGACGGTTCAGATAGGTGGTATCCGTTGTATGTCTCTAAGCCTGAGTTGCCATTAACTCATACAGGCAAACTCGGTAGGAAAGTTATGTATACAGATACAGGCAGAGCGATTAAGAATATCGGTCGCTTGTTCTCTGACCCTGAGGAACGGATATTTACTCGCAAGACTAGAGCGTTAGGGGCAGTTGTTGTTATTGACTGTTCGGGTTCTATGTCGTTATGCGAGGGCGATATCGACGAGATGATTAAAGTCTCGGCAGGTGCTACGGTGCTTTGCTACTCGTCAGACTCTAGACCAAGCCACGATAACCCCAATGCTTATGTCGTTGCCCGTAAGGGTCGCAGGATACGCAAGTTGCCAGACTTTCACGGTGGTAACGGTTGCGACGCACCAGCGTTGATGTATGGCATTAAGGTTCTTAGAGAGAGTTCTCGTCAGCCAGTCATTTGGATTAGCGACGAGATGGTTACAGGCCTAAACGATAGTGGTGGCTTGTCTCTAAGAGAAGAAACAAACAGAATAAAACAGCGTTATGGCGTTATTGTTTGCCGTAATGCTTACTCAGCAATAAAAACACTTAAAAAACTACAAGGAAAGGGATAGAACAATGGAAAATCAAGACAATGAGTTAATGGCAGAACTAGAAAACATAATCGCCATTGAAAGCAAGCGTATTGCCGAACCAACAGACGCACAATCTGAAGGCTTGGCGATATTTAAGAACCTGATAACTGCTATGGAACAAGACAATCCACTCGTTGGGACTCAGGTGTATTCAATCAAAGCCGTAGAACCCGACGAAGCAAAGCAAGCACTAGCAGAAGGTGCAGGCAGGTTAATCAGTAATGGGTTCAGCAAAGAAGAAAACGAAGAAGCAACACAGGCAGGAAGGGTGGAACTGATAGCAGATAGTGTGCCAGTCAGTAAAATCCGTCAGTTCTTGGGCGACCTAGAGACTGCGTTGGTGCTTAGCCAATGGAAAGAGCCACAAGGCTTACTTGCTAGGGCTAAGCGTAAAGGCGAGTTGGTTCAGGCTATGGCGTTGGGCAATATCCTTATATTCCAAAAGGTCTTGGCAAGTGGCGACACTATCACCAAGTCTTGGGACACCAACGAGGAGATAGCACCAGAGCCAGACGAGTTTGATAACAAGTGGGACTTTGAGTTCCTTAAGAACACTTACACACACTTGAGTCTGCCCAATATGCTTAAAGCGCAAAGCCCAATTATGTATGAGCATATTCTCGATATGCTTAAGAAAAGTATCGCTAAGCAAGTCCTTAACGACGAGAGACCACCAAACCTAGAAGGAGACTTCGGCGATGGGTCTAGTGATGATGACTGATTACAGTTCACTCAAGCACACAGCGCAAAGCCTACAGATTATGTGTCTTAGCATTATCAAAGACATAGAACACGGACACTTTAATACCTATATGGCTAGTGATTACCTAAACGATATGGAGTTAGGTGATTACAGTCTGTATAGTGCGCTTAGTCAGTCAATGGACTTAAACGAAAAGGAAGGAGAGTGAGGTATATGACATAGTGGATAGGTTATTAACCCTAATTGTGTTTATTATTGCTTGGTTACTAATCAGTAACCGTTAGGGTTATTAAGCCCCTTAGGGACTTTAATCCCTTGTGTCCTTAAGGGGCTATACCCTACTGCTACCACTACCAACACCGTCTAGGTCTAGCGTAAAGACCTACGGCATACGGCAGGGAGTAGGGGTGGGGTGCTACTACTAATCACCGAAATTGCAGCCGATTTGCAAGACGGCTGAAATGGTGATAGCGTGGATTGTGTTGGTAATCACGCCAACACTTAACAAGGGAGATAGTCATTACTACTAACCAATATAAATTAGGGTCTTGGGGCATAGTCTCAGGCTCTAAAAAAGATAAGACAGCCGTTTACGGGATTAAAGTCTGGGACGGACAGGGCACAATCAAGAAAGGCGAGATTGTCCGAGTAATGAATTGGAAAGGCCAAGAATCACTAGTGGCTCTAGGCGTTAAGGTAAAGTCAGTCGCTAAGACTGTAGAGACTAATGGTTATGGGCTCTACGCTCTAGCCGATAAGAAATAGGCTCTAGGCTCGGTAGGTCTCTAGGCAACTAGGGGTCTGCCGAGCCTACCCCACCCCCCAGGGGGGGTAATACCCGTCCTGTATATGTGTGGATTTGTTACATTTTCTGTGGTTAACGGCGCTAGTTTGTGTGCGTACCGTACACATACGCTGGTTAACTGTTACGAATCAACTTGGACTTGTCAGCTCCCCCCACGGTTCGCATCCTTTATGGAGCAGGTCGCCGTAGCCAAGTATTTAGCCGACACCTTAGTTGATGATATATCGTTCATCACGTCGCTTCTCCTAGTCATAGGAGATCTACCCCAGTTACCTGGTGTTCAATGCCCCGCTCTGTGCGAATAGAGTACGGCCCGTGCGTTTAGCTGGTTGTGAGTGCTGCCACTCTAGCACCATGGTGTACACTTGACAACATGATGAAACCAAAAAATAAAAATTTTTATGGCTCTCTTGCTGAATACAAGGAAAGCGAAACTGAAGCCCTTGATGCTGACGCTCGACGCAAGACCGTGGAAGGAATCAAGTACGTGATGGAAGAACAAGTGGAAGCTATGAACAGGCGTGCAACGTTCAGTCCGTACACAGCATCCTTTGAACCACAAGTAGAGAAGCGTCTTGCAGAAAACGCCAAGTTCTTGTATGAGCAGCGCAATGCTTTGACCAAACCTGAATCAGTAAAGGTGACTGGTAAAAAGAAAAAGAAGTAATGGCTACACGTCGACGCAAAATTAATTACATGGGTTCATTAGCTGACTTTAAACAGTCAATAAATGATTCACAGGTTGAAGGCGGCGGTGGCGCTGCAAGCATCATGGGTGGCGGAGTAGTTCCTGGCAGCTATGGTTCTGGTCGCCCAGACACAAGTTTTATTAATGAGCAGCCTGGGGAGTCAACTCGATACCCTAGTCCAAAAACGCCGAAACCCGCGGACAGATATCCTGATGCGTTACCCCCAGGTCGACTTCCACGAAAACCTGTAGACAGATATCCTGAAGCCACTCCAGCCAAACCTGTTGTGCCAAACAAACCCAAGAAACCCAAAAAACGTAACTTTGGTCCTAGTGGTGGGAGTCGAGCCACAGAAATAGATTAATGTCCCAAGGTAGAAGGGCGATCTCGGCTGAAGACCGAGCCCTATTCTGGCAAGCCCTACAATCTGGCGTATCCACAAAAGAAGCTGCACGTATCTCTGGTGTTTGTTACAACACGGCTGTCAAGTGGCGATCCAAAGCAAAAGAAACAGAAGCCAAACTTGAGTTGGAGCAAGTCAAGTTAGCTAAGCCAGGTGGTGGCAGAGGATCTGTTGAAAAGGACAGACTAGAGATGGTCAACATGCCACCCGTCATTCCAGCTGGCAGACTATCCGAAAGAGCCCAACGTGGATTGGAAGACTTTGATTATTTCCGTACCGTCTATCTCGGTCGTGTCCCGTCACCGTGGCAGGTAGATGCTGCATACAAGATTGTTGCAATGCTTGAACATCCAGAGAAACAGTTCATGGTTCTTAACTGCCCACCAGGTGTGGGTAAATCAACCCTGTTCCACGACGTAGCTGTTTGGTGTATCGTACGCAACCGAGCAATCCGTGTGATGATCGGATCCATCTCTCAAACGCTTGCAAAGATGTATTCACGCCGTATCCGTGAAACCTTGGAGCGCACATCCCCGCTTATCCCAGACCCAGAGATGGTTGCCAAAGGATTGGCTATCAACGCAGAAGGCTGCCTGTCTTTAGACTACGGGCGTTTCAGACCCAACCATGTTGGTGCTCTGTGGCGTGCAGAAGAATTCGTGGTAGAACAACAAGGAACTGGTGGCTTGGACAACAAAGAGCCAACGGTAAGCGCATACGGTATCGAATCAGAGTTCATCGGACATCGAGCCGACCTTTGTTTGTTTGACGACGTGGCATCACCAGAGAACGCCAAGGAGTCTGTTGCTCGCGACAAACTAATTGAACGCTGGGACTCAATGGCTGAAGCCCGTGTTGATCCAGGTGGCATGCTCGCCGTTATCGGTCAGCGCCTTGGACCTCTAGATCTATATGCGCATTGTCTTGCCAAAGTTGCTTACGACGCAGACGACTATGACGGCGCTGATGTTACCGATGTATCTGAAGAAGTAGAACCAGTTAAAACCTACAAGTATCATCATCTGATTTACAAGGCTTACTACGAAGAACTAGATGACGGTCCCAAGTCTCGCAGACAAGACGCACCTGCATGGCCCAATGGTCCGTTACTGGAACCGTTCCGTCTTTCATGGAAAGATCTTTCCTACATCCGACATAGTTCGCCATCAAAGTTTGAAGTTGTGTATCAACAAAAAGATATGGCAGAAGATCATTACCTAATCAATCGCACGTGGGCGACTGGTGGTCTGGGTCCAGATGGCGTACTGTATCCAGGTTGCATCGACAACGACCGACAAGCAGGATATGTTCCCGAGGGTTTGGTCCCACCAGTTATTTCTATTGCATCAGTTGACCCGTCACCCACAATGTTCTGGGCTTTGCAATGGTGGCTCTACCAGCCGTCAACCAATCTCAGATACCTGATTGACGTAGAGCGAGTAAAGCTAACGGCAGAAGATCTACTTGGATACAACACACAAACCCGTGAGTTCGGTGGAATCATGGAGGAATGGCAGAACCGTTCAATGGCTTACGGTTACCCGATATCGCATTGGATCGTAGAAATCAACGCAGCACAGAGATTCCTTTTGGCGCACGACTTCGTTCGCAAATGGCAGGCATTGCATGGAATCAACGTTGTTCCGCACACGACAGCCCGTAACAAGTTTGACGAGAACCTAGGTGTTGAAGCTTTGCTTCCACCCCTATGGAGATCAGGACAGGTACGGGTACCAACCATGCGTGGCAACTGGAAAACCATGGCGTTCATAGATGAGATGTGCTCTTGGACCAGAGACAAAAAAAACGGAACCGACTTGGTAATGGCACATTGGTTTGCTGAACTACACATGCCTCAACTCCGCCCACTTCACGCTCCACCGAGGATGTGGCGTCCTTCTTGGATATAGTATGTGCTATTTTGTACATACAGGATTTGGAGACTAGATGGCTAAAAAACGTACCCCACAAGAACTAGAGCGGATTAGACAACGAAAAGAATTTGTTCAATCAAATCCAGAGCTAGATCCTGCAGAGGCACGTAAACGATTCTTTGTACAGACGCGCGTACAAGAACTTGAGAAGTCTGGCGTTGAAGTAACCAAAGAACGCAGAGCTGCCCTTCGACAGAAGTTTGCTAGCGGCAACGTACAACGTGCGGGTTTCTATACACCTACAGATGTTGCTAAATATACTAGCAATAAAAACAATAAAGTAACTCCGCCACCTGCAATTAAACAAACTGGTGGATACATGGATCCAACCAGGGGCAAGGATGTTGCTGGTTTCAAAGAAGGTCAAGTACAAAAAAGTACGAGCAAAGGTAAAATTATTAAAGCACCTTCAGCAGCTGCCCAAAAAGGTTGGGATGCTGAATATGGCGTAGAGCGATCAACTAGCAATTGGTATGAACGTAATGTTGCCAAACCATTGCAGCGCTATGGTGCAACCAATCCTGTTGGTGTTCCAGGTCAGGCTGCAAAAGATGTTGTGGTTGGTGCAAAAAATATTGTCAATGAAACCCTCGGGTCAATGGCAGCAACGTTTACAAACCCAACAATCAACGCAGTTGCTGGTTTGTTTGGAAAGAAACCAAATCTTCGTGAAGCTGGACCTCTTGAAGCAACAATCAATACCGCTGGTACGATACTTGATATTGCCACCGCTGGTGGATCAAAGCCACTTACTACTGCCCTAAATAAGTCGGCACAAAAAGCAACTCAGTCCTTGCTCAAAAAGAATTTAGTTGCTGGTGCTACGGCAACTTCAAACGTAGCGAGAAAATCAAAAGCTGCAATAGAAGCAGCAGAGTCTCTACGTATGTTCCCGAAAGTATCTGGTCTTGATGAACTAACAAAGTCTGGTCGTGGTGTTGCCGCCCCAGGAAAATTCCCACCAAAAAAATATAATCGTATGAAGGAAATTGCTTACGATCTTAATTATGGCGATCCCGTAGATATGGTAAGCGCCCAAAAAGCTTTATTAACACCCCCAGGTAAACGGGGCAAATTGGGTCCTAGTACTTCCGCAGAAGCTCCTGGCAAAATTGGTGGGGTTAAGTTTGTTAAAACAAAACCTGAACCTGAATTTGTTTCAGGTGGTCTTGATGGCACGCCAGCATTCAAGAACCCAACAGGAACAAAAACTCCACGACGTAAAAAAGTTACAATTACGGAAGTCCCAGGCGGGCCAGCCGTTTCTACAAAAACAGGCAAACCTGTTAAGGCTCGTAAACCAAAAGCTCAAACCGCTGAACCGTATGTTCCACCACAAACGCAGGGCACCCCCAATGCTGCATTGCAGGCACAACTTCAAGCACAAGCTGATCAAACAATTGAAGTTGGATTAAAGAATGCCAGAGTTGTAAAAGATATTAAAACCGAAGTAGCTAAGAAAGCTGCACCAGCTAAGAAAGCTGCACCAACTAAAAAAAGCGTTAAACTTACCCCAGAAGAACAGCCTTACACAGATAGAACCCCATCTCCTGCTGGACAACAATTTAAATATCCACCATCTCCGTGGGAAGCAAGAACACAACGACAGGCCCAAGCTCGAACAGGTGAAGCTCAAGCTCCAAAATCTTTAGCAGATGTTAAGAGCGCAGCTCCAACACCAGTCGTAACTCCAAAAACAAGACCTCAATTCCGTACGGTATTTACGGATCAAAAAGATTTCAATGAATTTATGGCTTCTGGTGGAGAGAGTGTCGTTAAATCACAAACACTAGGAGTTCAAGATACATTTATTAGAAAAAACCAACAGTTCATTGCCGCCAATAAGCAAGCTTCTGCAGCTAGGGCGTTAGCCGCAAAGGTAAGTGAAGCTAAACGAAAAGCTGAAGTTACGGCAATTAATGAAGCAAATGGTTTCGTAAGAACAGTTGTTCCAAAGTCTCAACAAGCTTTGCGTCAGCCAGTCAAAAAAGCTGCGCCAGTTAAAAAAGCAGCGGCAAAGAAGACAGCGCCAGCCAAAAAAGCTGTAGCCAAAAAAGCTGCCAAGAAATCTGGCAGCAAACAACCAACAGCATTGGCAAATTTGCTTAACGGTAGAAGGTAGCCATGCTTGCTGCTCAAGAGATCGTTGAGCTTTACAACCAACGAAAAAAGAATGATGGTCCAATCAAAGAACAGATGCGTCGCATTCGCGATCTTGCAAACGGCGACATTGTTGTTCCACTTAACGAATTAGATAGAAACTCCAAGACATCCGTAGCCAACCTGCTTGTACAGGGGTTGGATCAGATGTCGATGCGTGTTGCGTCAACAATGCCACAACCTTTCTTCCCTCCAACCAAAGAGGGTTCTGAGCGTGCAAAGAATCAAGCACGTCAAAAGAAACAAGCAATGCTTGCTATCTGGGATCACAACAGAATGAACATGAAGTTGCGCCGTAGGGCTCGACATCTGTTGGCTTACTCAAATGCCCCAGTAGTTATTAAACCAAACTTTAAAACAATGATGCCTACTTGGACTGTACGCAATCCACTTGATACATATGCTGCTCCAGTAGAAGACGCAGATGATCCACTTCCGTACGATTGCATCTTCGCTTATCGTGTAACTGTTTCTTGGTTGGTGCGCACATATGGGGAAAAACTTGTTGGGCAGCTTGGTCTTAAGGATTTAGAAATTGACAAAAGATTCCTTTTGTTGGAGTATGTATCTCCAGAGGGTATCCAATTATGTGCCGTAGGTAACGGCGATGAATCATACGAAGATGGTGTTCTGTATGGTGGTTTTAGCGCAGTAATGCTCGAACAGATCCCCAACCGTACTGGCATGCCATTGGTGGTCAACCCACGTCGCATCACATTAGATCAACCACGTGGTCAGTTTGACGGCGTACTTGGCATGTACTACACACGGGCAAGATTGCAAGCATTAACAGAAATTGCTATTGAACGTGGCATCTTCCCAGAGGAATACTTGGTTGCACGTTCAGGCGAGAACCCTGAGATCATTCAAGTAGCTGATGGCAAGATTGGTCAGCTTGGCGTTGTTAAGGGTGGGGACATTCAGCAGCTACAGGTAAACCCTGGTTACAAAACAGATACGGCGTTGGATCGCCTTGAGCGACAAGAACGTTTAGAAGGCGCTATCCCTGCAGAGTTTGGTGGTGAATCAGGTAGCAACATTCGTACGGGTCGACGTGGTGATGCTGTGCTTTCAGCAACCGTTGACTATCGCGTACAGGAAGCACAGTCAATTTTTGAGTCGTCAATGATTCAAGAAGATAAGATTGCTATTGCTATTGAGCGGGCATATTGGGGGGCTTTCCAAAAGTCGTTCTATATTCCAGGTCGTGCAGCAGCAGGCATGGCTATCTATGTCCCGAATCAACTTTGGAATAACGACTTCCATTACGTAACTTATTCAGCTGCAGGTTCGGATGTAAACGGATTGATCGTTGGTCTTGGACAGCGACTTGGTACTGGGTTGATGAGCAAAGAATCTGCACGAGAAGCAGACCCACTAATCTCCGACCCTGATCTAGAACATGATAGAATCGTTGCAGAAGGTGTTGAGTCGGCGTTACTTAGCTCTATCCAACAGCAAGCGGTAGATCCAAACGGTCCATACCAACCAGAGGATCTAGCTTATTTGACCCGTTTGGTCGTTGAACAGAACGTAACTCTGTATGAAGCTGTTAAGCGCACAGATCAACGTGCACGAGACAGGCAAGCAGCAATGGTGCCTCCTGGTTCTCCAGAGGCTATGCCAGGGTTAGCTATGCCAGGCATGGGTGCAGAAGCGCCAATGCAGCCACCTCCTGGACCACAAGGATTAGACGCACTACTAGCACAACTCGGAGGCTGAAATGGCAATACGGACAGACCTACAAAACAAGGCAAACGTTATTGGTAGCACTATGACCCCAAAAGTTGGACCAAGCAATCAGTACGGTGAAGTAAAGAAACTTATGGATGGACTTCAACAAGTCCCATCTGGACCTGCTGCTGGCGATCGAGCCGTTGCTGCACAACAACCAAGAGAAAGAGTTGATTTGCTTGCAATGACTAATCGCCTCAATGAACCGATTACTGCTGGCGCAGCATTTGGTCCAGGCATGGGTCCAGTACAGGCTGGCATCCGAATACCGAACCCACTCAATGATGCGGTAGTGGAGTTGCGCAATATTGCGCGCTTTGATTTAAATAGTGGACTGGGTGACCTGCTTGACAAATACGAGACAAGTTAATGTCTTGGCAGAAAAATTTAGATAAACAAAGCAGGTCTGTTTTATTACAGCAAGCCGCCATAGAGCAAGAAGCTGCTGCCCGCAAACCAGTTGTTGACCCGCTAATAACGGAACGTATTTCTTATATCAACAATCGAGCACCATGGATCCCAGCTAATACTCAACTTTCGTTGGCTAAAAATTATGCAAGCGATGACGCTGTAGATAAAGCATCAGAACTATATGCGCGCAACTTAAACGATAACCCAGATTCTGTGCAGGAATTGTATTCTCCAATAAGAAAATATTTGGTTAGCAACAAAGTTGGTGATGCAATTAAGGCTGTTAACGAGGGCAAGCCAGTTGATAGAAACTTTTTTGAAAGAAGTGTTGACAATCTTTACGGCACCTTAAAGCAAACAGCTCGTGTTACTGGCGCACTTGGAGCTTCGATACCAGAAGCCCTACAAACTGTTTTCTCCCTTGGTACCTTGGGTACCGAAGAGGGAAGACAAAGAAGTTTTGAGATCAAAGACGCTTTGGAGTCCTTCAGTTTATTTCAACTACTGAACAACTGGGACGATCAGGGTGACGGTTTCTTCTTGTCAGAAGAACTGATGGCTCAACAATCTGAAGCTGCCCGCAGAATTCGAGGCATGGTAAATGGTTCCGCATTCACTATTGGTAGAGGTGTTGCTGGAACCTTAAACATTCCAGAGAACAGCAAGTGGCATACGGGTGTTTCTGGTTTTCTTGATTTCATGGTATCCATAGCTGCCCCTGATCCAAACAAGTATTTGTTCGGTGGGTTGAAAGCAGCTGGCTTAACAGTAAAAACATTGCCCGTTGTGTTTGGTGACGCAGAGAAGTTTACGGAAGCGCTTCAGTTTGCTAGAGGTGTTGTTCCAGTAATGACCAAGGCTGATGCTGGCACATACCGAAAAGCATTGGAGATTGAATCTGGTTTAATTAAATCCCTAGATGGTGTATCTCTTGACGCAAAAAAATGGGATAGGTTTATGAGCGTCAACCCAACGGCAGTTAAAGCCCTTAGGCAAATTGCGGAAGAATCAGACGAGCTTGCACTAGCTGAAAGATTTAATTGGAAGCTTACGCCAGAAATGATTCAACGATTGGCGAGAGCTAAAACTGTAGACAAAGTAAAAGCGGAACTAATTGGCAATTACACAATTGGTGCTGGAAGCTTGAGCACAAGAATTCAAGATATTCAGCCATCAAAATTGCTTAGCCCAATTAAATATGGCATGCAGATTGGGCCACTAAAAAACTCAAGGTTGTTAACCCAACTATCAAGCGATCAGATAGTAATTAATGGTGACGACGTTGATCGCATTAAAGCTGTTGAAAGCATGGTCAACTCCTTAAAAACAGCTGGTGCTACCCGTGAGAGACTTTCCGAGTTCACAAAAGAAGCGCTTGACAAGTTTAAAGCTATATCTGCTTCAGACGACCAACGTGATGCGTACAAAGTTTACGAACTATATCTAAAAGAAACCCTGAACCTTAATGGGGTTAGGGATGAAACAATCGATCTTCTTTTCCAGCGAGCACAGAAGCGTTCTCAAAAACTTCGCTCATACATGACTGACAGAATGGGCGTAGAAACAGACAACGGATTCATGAAGACGTACGGGGACATGCTCAAGAAGTATTTCCCCCCATCCGTATGGAACGAGTACATGGAGAAAGCAGCGGAATTGGGGAACGCAAACATGGCTTTTGCTCGCCCAATGCAGCTTTCGCAATTGTTTGATCGAGTTCAAACTCTTCCAGACCCAAGAGAACTGCGAAGATTGACAAGTAATCCATTGTTTAGAGATGCCTTAAATACTATTGGCTTGCAGGGAAAAATCACAAAACCAATCTTTTCAAAGCGCTCAAAGCTAGAGGTTCGAGAAATTGTAGATCAAGAACGCTATGACGAAATCACAGCTGAATTAGGTAAGTATCCTGCAAACGAAATAGCCGATGATGTAACAAGAAGAAAAGTACGTGCTCTTGAGCAGGAACAAGAACGACTTGTTAAAAGATCTACAAAAAGAGTCCATACTGGAGAACAAGCTGTATGGGTTGACATCCTTGACGGTGTACAAAACTTGATATGGAAACCATTAAACCTTGCAACTGTTGGTTACATTATGCGTAACTCAATTGATGCACAGTTGCGCATGGCATTGGGTGCTGGGACTGGATTCTTGAACCACCCAGGTGAATACATTTCTCTTTTGATAGGCGAAACAAAAGCCGCCAACAAGCTTATTAAGCTTGCCAAAAAATATGACCTCTCAACAAAAGAGCGCTCTATTTTGGGCGAGCAATTGACCGTAAAGGGTCCTCAGTTGTTTGGAAAAGATAAAGAAAAAAACAACGAAGAGATTAGAGCAGCATGGAAAGAGTTGCGGGAAGAACATTCCGATTTATTGCAACTATCATCAGCAAGACAGGGTTTAGGCACAACAGGTTTTGGGCGACATTTGCGCAGCACAAAAGATTGGCGAACAGTCTCAAAGGCTGACGGTAGAAGAATATATGCAGAAGCAGCTTTAGACTCTTTGCGTTTGTCCAATAGCGATGAGTTACAGAGAACAGCTGCTCGCGGTTTGCTTTTCAATAAGGCAGAAGATGAAATCCTTGACGAGCTGGCAACAGTTGCTGACAAGGCTGAAAATTTTAGACAGATCGATGGTGCCTACAAACGTGGCATCCCTTTTGTTTCAAGACAAGGGGATGAAATTAAAGGTCCAGGCAGATCATTAAGTGGTCTTCCCCCACAAGCACGACGCGAATGGTTGCGTTCTCACTCAAGAGATATCCCGTATGCAAACATTAAAAACGAAACTGGCGAACTTGAAGATGTTCTTTTCATAGCAGCATTTGATCGTGTTCCACTTGAAAGCAATATCACCCTTACCCCAAACGACTTCGTAATCAAGCGTGCGGACCAAGATCTAAAGCCTGGGGTTTTTGTTAAGTTAAAGAAATCGGTAGACGAAAATGAAACAGATGCTGTTGTTATGGCTTTTGACGGGAAAAATGTTGTAGTCAGAAAAGTTCTAGATGGTTCGGCAACTGGTCAAGGGTCATTCAACTACCACCCAGATGCAATCAAATTAATTAATCGCATGCCAGTAACGGACGATCTCGGAATGCAAAAGGGTCTTCCTTTGCAGTTTCCAAAAGAAATGACAACCCCAAATACAAAAGAAGGAAAAGCATGGTTGGCATCTACCCAGGAAAAGCTGGATGATTTTACCGATTTCTTTTTCTCTCAAATGTATGGACAGAAGTGGGCAAAGACGTTAGAGCGCAGCCCAGTTTTTAGAAAGTTTTACTATGACGAAATTGCCAATCACATTGACAAGCTTTCAGCAAGTGAAGCACAGGGGTTAATTACCAAGCTTAAACAGCAATCAGGTGGCGACATTGGTAAGTATATTGGCAGTAAAGAGACTGCGGCAAAACTACAGAAGGTAGCGGCAACACCTGGAAATGGAACCTTAACGGTAAAAGATCTAGATGATTACGCTCGTCTTGTAGGGGTTAGCAAAACTAAAGGTTTGCTTTACGACGCATCTTCAAGAAACAACCTTGAGGATTCTTTGCGAATCATCTTTCCGTTTATTGGTGCATGGCGAGAAATTATTGGGACCTACGCAGGGCTTATCTTGGAAGACCCAACTCGTTTGACAAGAGGTGTGCGTTATGCGGGTAATCTTGGGCAGGCAGATCCAGATGGAGACGGTCGCGGATTCTGGTATCAGGACCCACAATCAAAACAAATGTTCTTTAAGTTCCCTATGTGGTTTGGGCTTCCAGCAGCACTCAAAGCAGCTGGTGTTGATTCCTTTTTTGAGGCACCAGTTTCTCAACTTAGTCAGGGTATGAGTTGGATCCCAGGTCTTGGACCGTTGGCTCAAATCCCAGCTTCTTTCCTGTTAAGAAACAAACCAGAAACAAGCAAGATCGTAGAAATTTTGTTGCCGTATGGTAAGGCTGGTATTTCAAAGGGTGAAATAGCGGGTCAAATAAATCCGTTGCCAGGGGTTGCAAACAAACTTATATCTTTGATGTACAGCTGGCATGACGAAAACAACAACACAGTAAACAATGCGTTTGCCACAACATTGAATGACGTAGCCAGAGCAAAGTATGCATCTGGTGATTACGACCTAAAAACCAAAGAAGGCTTTGCCAAACTTGAAAAGGACTCTTTGCGTGATGCTCGGATTATTACTGCTATAAGAATTGGTCAGCAGTTCTTTGGACCAACTTCGCCGCAGGTTGGATATAAGGTAGAACTTAAGGACAAAGATATTTACGTTGATCAACTTGTTCAGGTGTTCAGCAAGATGCAGGAAGAGGATTACGAAACTGCTGTTACACGTTTTACTAAAGTTTTCGGAGAAGAAGCAGCGCTGTATGTTGGTTCTAAAACTGAAAGCTTGGTCAAGGGTCTTGAAGCAACTGGCGAGTTCGGAGAATGGGAACTTAAGAACCGAGACCTGATGGAAGACTATGAAGATCTTGCGGCTTACTTTGGCCCGACAGGTTCAGAGTTTAACCAAGATGTTTACAATCGACAAAAATCAGAGGGTAAACGAAGGTCGCTTAAACTGGACGAACTGGTTGAATTAGCACAGAATCGTATTGGTTCAGCTAAGTTCCGAGCAGCCCGCAAGATGTTCCCTGCTTTCCCATCAGAAGCACAAAGCGAAAAGCTAAGGGCTTACCGCACAAAACTGCACCAAGAATATCCAGGCTTCCCCGAAGTAGCTGAATTCACCGTTGGTGAGTTTGATAATCAATTGCTTTTGTTAAAGGAAATGGTCAGGGATCCACGTCTAGCAAACAACGAAGTAGCCCCATTGGTTGTCAGATATTTAAACGCAAGAGAGTCCTTCTTGAAAGACAAGAACCTTAAGAGCTTTGATTCTAAAAAAGCCAAGCCAGTAGCTGAGGCTTTGTATAGTTTTGGCAATCGCTTGGCTCAAGAAAACCCACAGTTTGATAGAATCTGGCAACGATTGCTCTCATCAGAGGTTGAAAAATAATGGTAACTCGCAATAAAGACGGTAAAAATTCACAACAAAACATTGATACCCTTATAGCTGAGGGTGATCCTGGCGTTGCTAGCGCACAAGGTGAAGAAACTACTGCTCCTAAAAGAACTCCAATTGTTATCGACCCTAATAATCTAGTAACTCAAAAAACTCTTAAAGAAGAACAGATTAATTTTCCACGCCCAAAGATTGCAGGTATGGACCCAGAGAGTTTGTCTGCTGTGCTTCCACAAACAGTTACGGTACAGCGCGGGCCTGGTGGATCAAAGTGGTTTTACACAGGTGAAAAATTAGTTAACGAAGATGATGCCCCATCTAGACCACAATATGATCCAACCTCTGAGGTTGATTCAGAATTCTTTAGATTAAAAAATAACGAAGCGGAACGCAATCAATTCTTTAAAGCATTAGTTGCGCTTGGTTATTACGGAGAGAACGGTAAGCCTAGTCCAGCAGCTCTATACGGAATCAGTTTAAGTAATGCCGACGCATCTGCAATAGCAAACTTTATGGTAACGGCAAATGATAGGCGCCGTACAATGAAAGCATTAGTAAACCTGTGGACATCTGGTGATTTTGTTGGTCCACCATCAATGGGTACTGGCAGAACCGTATCTGTTGTTTCAAGAGAAGACGCAGCGAAACAAACTGGAGATGCGTTCTTTCAGCTTCTTGGTAGGGCAGCAACTCCAGCAGAAGTAAAGATTGCAGTTCAAGCCATCCAAGATATGGATAGGCAACGTCAATTATCTAACGTTGAGGATCCAACCACTCTTGGTGTTGCAGCCGAACAACAGGCAATGAAAGCATCGCCTGGGGAATTTGGTGCATACTCGGCGGGCAAAGCAATTAATCAAGTCTTCTCATTGTTGGGTGGCGCATAATGGCAAAAACAAAAAAGGAAACAACACCAAAACAAGATTGGCGTAGTGCGTTCATTTCAAGGTTTCCGCAATATGCAAAGCTTGTTGATGGTGGTCCAGGAGAACAGGAGGCTCGAGCCAAATTTGGTGATGACCTAATTGATCTTATTCAGGATGTAGCCAAGAGACCAACACAGTACGACTTCACAACCCAAGCTGGCGTTGATGCTTTCAATGCAAAAGTTAAAGCAACCAAGTACTACAACGAAACAGTTGAATCCGCCAAAGCATTTGACGCTCTACTTGATGTAGATAAAGCTGACAAAATTACAGCCAATCGCATAACCATAGCTAGTGGTTATGGTGACCTTGGTTTAACAGCTAAAGAACTAGACGACATTACGTTGACGGCAACACGTCGTGGTCTTAGTGGACTTGCTTTGTCGCAATATGTAAACAGCGTTGTGGGTACTCGTGCTCGTGGCAAACAGGATCTATTGGACAGTCTTGATGCGCAAGCGTTAAAGAAAGTAGCAATGGATTATGGGTATAACCCACCAGATTTAAACGAACAAATCCTTGCCTCAATTCAGGGCAAAGAATACAACGGAGAAGTTGTTACTTTGGATACCCTTAAGAAAAAAGGTATGGCTTTGGCTAAAGCAGCACACTTTCAATTGGCTCCACAATTGGATGCTGGCTTAACTCTTGCTGAGATCTTTAGTTCCTATCGAGACACAGCTGCCAACACATTAGAGCTAGCTCCAGAATCTATTTCGTTTAACGATCCAAAGTTTAGAGAAGCATTTGGTGGACCCAACACTCCGCCACCCACATTGGGCGAATGGGAAACAATGTTGCGTACCAACCCCAAATATGGCTTTGAGAAAACGAAGAAAGCAAAACGTGATGCTGTATCCATGGCAATGACCATAGCTAAAATGTTTGGAGAGGTGGCGTAATGTCAATGTCAGAAGAAGATCTTCGGGCACTTTCTGAAGCTCGTGGTCGTCAGGTAACTCGCCTTACTTCTCAGACCCTGGATCCAGGTCTTGTTAGTGAAGCTCGTGGATATTACGGTGATGAAACCTACATTAACGAACTTGTAGCTAATACTGGAGTTGGGTCAGGCACTTTAGAGCAAAGACAAAATGCTCTCAACATTCTTATTCAGCAAGGCAAAGATCGCAATCTTGCAGAACGTGGATCGGTAGATGCTTTCCCAGGTGCCTCCACCAATAACGGTGGTGGTGGAACTGGTGGTGGAACTGGTGGTGGAAACGACGATAACAATGAGGAAGATATATTTGTTCCAACCGCTGGAGCAAAAGAAATACTTCGTTCAGTACTTGCTACATATGGACTTGGAAGTTTGTATGACTATGCTTGGTCTTTGTATACCAACAAAGAAGTAGATGTTGATGATGGTGAATCTCTTGTTTATGCATTGCGCCAACAAGATGCATACAAGAAACGGTTTGCTGCTAATGAACGACGCAAAGCTTTGGGATTTAATGAGCTTTTACCATCCACCTATATTGCTTTAGAAAAATCGTACAAAGATACTTTGGCTGCCAACGGTTTGCCACAGGGGTTCTACGATTCGCCAGATGATTTTGAGAAACTAATTGGCGGTGACGTATCGGTAGCAGAGTTAAACAATCGCCTTAAGGATGCATACACGGTTGTGCGTGATGCTTCCCCAGAAGTAAAGAACAAGATGGCGGAGATGTATGGGGTTACAGACGGAGATCTTCTTGCGTACGTAATTGACCCAGATCGAGCACGTCCTCTTATGGCCCCAGACTACAAACGTCAAGCACAAGCAGCTTTGATTGCGGAAAGCGCTCAGAGACTTTCAGCGCTTAACTTTAATAAAGATATAGCTGAACAGTTTGTGCGACAGGGTGTTACTCAAGCGGAAGCAGAAGCAGCCTTCACAACGGTAGGACAGATGGGTGAACTGCGACGTGGTGGGTTTGGTGAACAACAAATTACCGATCTTCAGTTTGCTCAGGCTGCTTTAGGTACAGATGCTGAAGCTAAACGGTTGGTGGAAGAACGCAAGAAGCGTCGTATCGGTGAGGTAACTGCTAGTGGTGGTTCAGCAACTCTTGCTCAAGGTGATAGCGGTTCTTACAAATCTGGGTACGGTCAAGCAAATCTCTAATACAGATAGTTAACCCTTGACAATCACTAATTGTGATGTAAGATAGTTGTATCCCATCAGGGATAACCATTGGAAATCCCCCCGATTTCAATGTGCTAATAGGGGTGAGATATGCAGCCACTTGGCCCCTCCAGCCAGGTGTGGGCGGAGGAGTGGGTCATGCAAGAACAAGACTTCTATGAAGAGGACAGCGTTCAGGAAGACCAGGCAACAAAGAATCCAGTTCGTGCAAGGATGCGTGAGTTGGAGTCAGAGGTTAAGAGCTTGCGTCAGCAAGCAGAGGAAGCTAAGTCAGCTCAACGAGAGTTGGCATTTGTGAAGGCAGGCGTAGACCTATCTTCAGGGATGTCCAAGTATTTCGTTAAGGCATACGATGGCGAACTCACACCCGAGGCAATCCGAGTTGCAGCCGCAGAAGCAAATCTCATTAAGCCCCAAGAAATCATGCAAGCAGCTCCTCAACAAGAGAAGCAAGCATGGGATCGAGTTAGCAACGCATCACGCGTTGGAGATACAACTGAAGCGACGGTTGACTACAGCACTAGAATTGCAAACGCTAAATCCGAAAAAGAAGTAATGGAATTGTTGGCTCAAGCAAGAATGAATCAAATCAACAATTAACCAATTCTTTAAGGAGAATTAAAACATGGCAGGCGAAACAACAACCTCGTCCTTGTCTATCGACCAGGTGGCGTTTGACCGTCTTGCGTATTTCGCATTGCGTTCAGAACTTCTTTTCGATCAGGCAGCGGACGTACAACCAGTAGCACAGGCAATGCCTGGTACTGGAGTTACATTCACAATCTTCGCAGACATCGCAGCAGCGACATCTACGTTGAACGAAGTAACTGACGTAACCCCAACAGCGCTCTCGGACAGTCAGGTAACAGTTACCTTGGCTGAATACGGCAACGCAGTTGTTACAACAGCAAAACTCCGTGGCACAGCATTCTTGGATGTTGACTCGGCAGCAGCAAACATCATTGGCTACAACGCAGGTGACTCGATCGATCAAGTCGTTCGTGAAGTACTTGCTGGTGGCAGCAACGTAGCTTACGCAACTGGTGGCGCATCAGCTCCATCAAGCCGTGTAACTATGGCTGTAGATGACTTGTTGGTAGCAAACGACATCCGTAAGCAGGTAGCTGCTCTGCGTGGTGCAAACGTTGCAACCTTCAATGGTTCATACATCGGCTTCATTCACCCAGACGTGTCGTACGACTTCCGTTCGGCTACAGATGCAAGTGCATGGCGCACACCAGCCAACTACGTGGATCCAACTGGTATCTACAATGGCGAGATCGGCTTGTTTGAGTCGGTACGTTTCATTGAGACACCACGTGCCAAGGTATTCACCAACGCTTTCAACGGCGCAGGTGCAACAGGTACGGGAGACTCGTATGCAACTCTTATCATGGGTCGTCAGGCTCTTGCTAAGGCGTTCAGCACACAAGATGGCAATGGCGCAACACCGAAGATTGTCCGTGGCAATGTCACAGACATCTTGATGCGTCTGCAACCACTTGGTTGGTACTGGCTCGGCGGCTACGGTCGCTTCCGCGAAGCTTCGCTTCGTCGAATTGAGTCGGCATCAAGCATTGGCGCAAACAGCGTCTGATAATTAGTCAGAGCCCTCCGCTCCTCCTCATCGGGGCGGGGGGCTTTGCTATACTCTTTTTGTTGAAAGGTTCTTATGTCGATTTCTAACTATGCTGAATTAAAAATTCTTGACCACGTAACTGGCGAGGCTGCTTGGACTATGCCAACAACGGTGTATGTCAAGCTCCACACAGGTGATCCTGGCGAAGCTGCAACGTCAAATGCTGCCACGGAAACTACACGCAAAGCGGCATCTTGGTCAGCTGCGTCTTCTGGTTCTATTGCTACAGATGCAACAATTGAGTGGACCAACGTTTCTACTACAGAAACTTATTCACATTGGTCGTTGTGGGATGCGTCAACTGCGGGTAACGCTTTGTGGACTGGTGCACTATCTGCATCGGCTGCTGTTACAGCTGGAGATACTTTCCAAATCACTTCGCTTACGCTGTCTCTCGATTAGTCGGTAGGGGGTAAACCCTATGCAGACAATCGTAACTGGCTACACAGAAGCGTACGTAGATACACACCCGTACTATCGCAGTACGTTTATTCCTGCGCGTACGATAAGTCGTACTGCTACTGGATCTGGAGTTAGCACAGAAGTAACTGGTGTTTCGGGTTCTAATCAATTACGTCTTGGTACACACACCGATTATTCATTCCCGTATTTAACTGGTGGACGCTATTACTTAGGTGCCCCAGTATTTAAACGTACCGCAACGGGTTCTGGTCTTGGCACAGAAACCGCAGCCAGATTAGTAATCACACTTAGAACGGCTACTGGTTCTGGTGCTGCTGGGGAATCAGCTAGCACAATTAAAGAAGTTCTAGCACGTACAGCTACAGGTTCTGGCGTTGGTTCTGGCGAAGCAGACCCATTCTTAATTGTTGCTAAATCTGGAACAGGTAGTGGTACTGGAACTTCATCAACAACATTTATTCGTGGTTTGCCAAGAGTAGCCACAGGCTCTGGGGCTGGTACACAAACAGCAGTAAGACTCGTTATCAATATTAGAACAGCTACGGGATCTGGAGTGGGTACACAGAATGCCACCAAACGCATTGTGTGGCTTCGTACTGCGTCGGGATCGGGTTTGGGTACTGAGACAGCCACCGCAATAGAATCGCTTCCTAGAACGGCTACAGGATCTGGTGTTGGCGCTGTAAGTCAAAACGCTACGTGGGTCAAGTCCCGTATGTTTAGGGTTCCGCAAACTACAAACTTTGCTTTTGTCGAAGCATACTCAGAGATCAGTTGGCGACCACGACATCGGTTGTTTGCTCGTCTACCTAACGGCGTAAGAGTAGAGAACCTCTTTGAATTACAGGATGGTTCATATACAATTAATGATCCAAGAGACGGTACGGTAGTTAGGGTTTATCTTGGGTCGCATGTAATTCCATTAACGGATGAAGAAGTGGCAGATCTAACAGCAGCTGGATACGGAGCGTACATAACGTGAAGCATGCAGAAACCCATCCCGATTTAGATGTTGATGGTTGCTTTGGTTGTCGCATTGCGAATATTCGCATGGGCACTAATAGCACCACAACTCGTGGGAAGCAAGTAGAGCAAACAAATAAGGTAGAACGAAACTGGCAGAAAGATATGCCAGCTTATAAACGTTTACGAAAGGAAGGCTTGCAACCAAAACGAATTGATGGTGCAGCTGAAGTCGAAAAAAAAGCAGAACATAAATGGCAAGTCGAGACAGGGATAGGTATTAAATGAAAAACAAATCTAAAGTAAATGCTGCTGGTAACTACACCAAACCAGCAATGCGTAAGAGATTGTTTAACAAAATTAAGGCTGGTTCTAAAGGTGGAGACCCTGGTGAATGGTCTGCACGTAAAGCACAATTGCTTGCAAGTGAATACAAAAAAGCTGGTGGGGGATACAAGTAGTGGCGCTTGCTAAATCCCAACAATCTTTAAAGAAGTGGACCCAAGAAAAATGGAGAACTTCTGACGGTAAACCTTCTAAGGGAAAGAAGCGTTATCTACCTTCAGCAGCTTGGAATGCTTTAACTCCCGCAGAAAAAGCAGCGACAAATAAAGCCAAAGCTGCTGGCAATGCAAAGGGCAAACAGTTTGTTAAACAACCTAAAAACATCGCAAAAAAAACAGCAAAGTACAGAGGAAAATAAATGGCTAAATCACCAGCATGGCAACGCAAAGAAGGAAAGAATCCTGCGGGCGGACTCAATGCAAAAGGTCGTGCATCATACAAAGGTGGGACATTGAAAGCACCTGTTAAAGCAGGAGACAATCCACGTCGAGCATCATTCCTCGCACGCATGGGAAACATGCCAGGACCTGAACGAGATGAAAAAGGTAGACCAACAAGACTGCTATTATCTTTACAGGCTTGGGGTGCTTCGTCTAAAGCGGATGCACGGTCTAAGGCTAAAGCAATATCCGCACGAAACAAGAACAAGAAAGGCAAGTAATGCCAAAAGTAGGAAAAAAGGAATTCGCTTACACCCCAAAAGGTATGGCGATGGCTAAGAAAGAAAAGATGAAGATGAAGATGAAAGCTAAGAAAAAGAAGTAATGACAACAGCAGCAACGGTAATTAATAAAACGTTGCGGCAACTTCTATCTGGAACGGTGGAGGCCCGCAACAAGTTGGCCTCTACCGTAAACAGTTCTGCCACTAGTATTGTTTGCACTTATGCCCTTGAGGGGTTGCGTGCTGGGCAGATTTTTGAAATCGAATCTGAAGTGTTTTATATTTGGGCTGCAGATGTACCTACAAAAACTTTAACCGTAGAGCGTGGGTTCAATGGAACTACTGCAGCTGCACATACTGCTGGCGCATTGGTTACTGTTAACCCTAGATTCCCAAGAGCACAAGTTCTTGAAGCCATTAACGATGAAGTCTTAGATCTATCGTCACCAGTCAATGGATTGTTTCAAGTCAAAACATTGAACTTTACGTACAACGGCACAGACAGAATGATTAATCTAACTTCT